TCACCGGCCGACCAGGAGAAGCTGCCACGGCTGGAGCTGTTGCTGATGATGGTGCGGCCATCGCTCTGCACGATCCCGATGTGAGGGTATGGGGGGCTGCCGTTGTCGCGCATGATGGCGATGGCGCCAGGCTCGGGGCCTGACAGCAGCGTGCCGGCTCCTGCCGCCAGCGAGGCCCGTGCCGTCGGCACGTAGTTGCTGTTGCCCCACGGCGGCGTGACGCCAGCGCTCCTCAGTACCTTGTTCACGGCGAACAGGCAAGCATTGTTGCCGCCGTCCGGGCCCCCTCTGGTGTTCATCCCGCGCGCGCGCTCGGCCGCCTGCGCCACAAGCCGGGCCTTGTCGCCAGCTGGCAGACCGTTGTTCGCGCCGCTGCTCGCGCCCCCCACCCATCCATCGTTCTCCTCGCCCTGCGTGCCGCACTCCACCGAGGTGGAATAGCCGCCGGGGCCCAGGTCGTGGGTGATGGTCCTCGCGTTCCAGGTGCCGTCCACCTCCGGCCGGAACCCTTCGAGGGTGATCGTGCCCTCTGCGTTCAGATCGGGCCGGCCTGGCATCGTCAGCGACACCCGCACCTCCCCAGCGCGGAGGCTCTGGAGCTTGCTGGCGGCGGCGGCCTTCGCCTCGTCCTCTGTCTTGAACAGCTGCTTCTCCTCGAAGGTGGGCAGCTGGCCATTCGCCTGGCCGGCGGTGTGCGTACGCTCCTTGTTCGTGCTGCGGTCGATCCAGCGGGTGGTCACCGCGTCGTAGGCGCCGCGGCCCTTCAGCGTCGCCCGCCAGGTGGACACCTCTCGCTCGGTGATCGTGAACGTGCCGCCCGCCGCCGGCGAGGGACTGGCCGCACCCTTGCCGCGCTCGACCACCACCAGCTTCCCGTCAGCCGGTTTGATGGTCGCCTTGTACTTCTCTGCCAGGCGGGTAAGGAACGCCTGGTCGGTCTCGTTGGTCTGGTCCTCGTGCTTGATCTGGATGCTGTTCAGCGGCGGCTTGATCACCGGCGCCAGGCCATTCCGCTTGGCGATCTCCTGCACGATCTGCCCCAGGGTCTTGTTGCTCCAGCTCTGCGTCCTGCCCGCCTTCACCAGTTCGGGGGCGGTCTGGGCGGCCGTGGCCTTGATCACCATCGACCGTGGCCCGCCGCTCAGGTCCACCTCGTCGACGGAGAACGCTCCCATGTAGGCCGGCGTCTGGTAGCCCAGCCACACCCGCAGCCATGCGCCGTAGCGTGGCGCGGGCATGCGCTTGTCGCGGTCGTCGACGGTGATCTCCAGGCTGTCGCTCTGCTGCCCCGCCTGGTCGGTGATGCGCAGGCTGATGAGGCGATCCCTGATCTTGTCGGTGATGTCGGTGCCGTCAGCGACGACGCGGAAGGCGGGTGCGGTCATGGATCCCAGATTCTCACCACCTCAGAGACGCTGGGCTCCGGGATGTCGGGCAGGAGGATGGCCAGGCCCTCAGGAAGGATCGGCGCCATGTCGGCCAGCCCTGGGTTGACCAGCAGCACCGCCTCAACCGTCTGCTGGGTGCGGCCGTAGTAGGCGTGGCAGATCGCGTCCACCTCGTCGAACTGGCGGGTGATGTAGGTCTGGGTCATGGCCGGACGAGCTGCTGGACCAGGTTGGTGATGAAGGGGTCCATGTTGAGCATGGTGCCAATGGTGGCAGCATCGCGTATCAGGTTGGCCAGGCCGGCCGCCCCGGGTGCGCCCCCGCCGATGGCCTGCAGCTGTGCGGTCGTGGCTGGCCGGAGCGCATCGAGGGCGACGTGCATCGCCGACGGCCCGCGACGCACTCCCATCGCCTGGATCAATTGTGCGCCGGCGATCCCCAGCTGCGCCCAGGTGGAGGTCTGCGTGGAGGTGAGGCCGTTGATGCCGAAGGCGTTGAGGGTTGCGCCCACGTAGTCGCCGTTGACGACGGAGCGGGAGATGTTGCTGAGCTGGGTGATGCTGAAGCCAGCATTGCGCGCGGCCACGGATGTGACGGCGTTGGCGGGGTTGAATGGCCACCCGGTGGCGTTGAATGCGCTTGCATCGCCGGTCCATGGGGTGACACCAGCAGCTGCTGCAGTGGCCCTTCCGAGGGCCTGGGTGCTGCTGCTGAGTGCGACCGGCGCGAAGCTGAGGGGGCTGGCGGCCTGGCCTGGGTTGTCGTCGACGTAGCGGAGCAGCGCCAGGCTGAAGGTGATCTGGCGTGCGCCACCGCCGGGGGCGAAGGTGGAGAGGCCCTCGCGCACCTGGCGGATCACCCACTTGCCGTAGTTGCGTCCCAGGCCATCGGTGAGGATCTGTGGCTGGCCCTGGCCGGCGAGTGTGCGGAGCGTTTCGACGGTGGTCTGGCGGCCGGAGAAGCCGGGGAACAGGACACCATCGAGGGTGATCTCCTGGCTGCCGGGGCCGAGGAACTGCACGGCCGGGTCGCGCAGTAGCCGATCCTGCGTCTCCCACCGGTATTCGGCGGTGCGGTCCAGGGACTGGGGGACACCGTTCGGCAGGTCGAACTGGAAGCTGCCGAGTTGGAAGATCGGGCGGGTCATCGTCAGTCGTTCAGCAGGGTGCGGTAGGCGGATTCGATCTGCCGCACGAGATCTTGCATGGCATCGTCCACCTGGCGGCGGATGTCCATCGCATCGCCGGTGGGGGCGTTGATGGTGATGGGCGAGTTGATGGTGATGGCGCCCGCTGCAGCAGCAGCACGCGCACGCACGGGGGCGGGCACGGGCACGGGCAGCCCGCGGGCGGGGCCAGCTGCAGCGGCCGGCGAGGCGACAGACAGCAGGCCTGCGAGTGCGCCGGCGGTGATGGGCCGGGCGACGCGGGGGATGATCGCGCCATCGAAGCCGGGCACGAACAGCTCGCGGCGACGCTCACCAACGACGTAGGGGAAGCCCGCGCGCACCTGGCCGCCGACGGCACGGCCTGGGATGGGGCGGATGTTGTTGGCGGGGGAGACCGGCGGAGCGGCCGGCGCTGCAGGGACAGTGGCGCCGCCACCGCCGACCATCGAGCCGATGCGGGAGACAGCGCCGCCGATCCAGGAGAACAGCGCACCGGCGCGGGCCTTGAGCCCGTCGATGATGGAGGTGATGATCCGCTGGCCGATGCCGGACCTGGTGAACAGGCCGATGATCTGCGCCGGGATCGGGAACAGGAGGCCCAGCAGGGCAGGCCCCACCCTGGCGACGGTCTGGATGACGCCTTGCCAGAGGCGCGAGAAGAAGCCGGAGATCGGCTTCCAGTTGCGCACCACCACGAAGGCGAGTGCGGCGAAGCCTGCGATGGCTGCCACTGCAATGCCGATGGGCGGGGCCAGGAGGGCGAAGACGGTGCCGATGCCGGCGATGATCGGGCTGGCTGCCGTGATCGCAGCGCCGATGGTGCCGATGGCGGACACCACCCCGGCGATGATTGGCAGGGCAACCACCAGGCCGGCCAGGGCGCCGCCGATCAGCACGATGCCGGTCATCAAGCGAGGGTTGGCAGCCGCCCAGTTGCCGATCCCCTCAGCGATCGGCGTGATCACCTCCGCCATGCGCGTGAGCGGGGGCAGGAGGGCGTTGCCGACGGCGATGCCCAGCCGCTGCGCCGAGTTCTGGAAGCTGGTCAGCGTGCCCTGGAAGGTGGCCAGGCTGCGCTGAAAGTCCTGGTCCACGGTGCCGGCCGCCGCCGCGCCGCCGGCATCAGCCTTCAGCTTCTCGTACTCCTTCCGGTACTTCATCAGGGACATCAGGGCCAGCTTGGCCTCCTTGTCCCCGAAGATCTGGCTGAGCGTGAAGACGTCCCCGCCGGTCACCTTCTGCAGCTGGTCGAGCGCGGCCTCCATCGGGTTGATGCCCCGGGCCTTGGCATCGTTCAGCACCTGCTCAATGTTCACGCCGTACTTGGAGAAGCGCTTCACCGCGTCGGGCGCGGTGAGCTTCAGCATCGCGTCGGTGAGACGGGTGGCGGCCTGGCCAGCGTCGGGAGCATCCTTCCGCACCATCTGCATCATGGCGGCCAGGGAGACGGCCCCCTTCTGGCCCTGGATGCCGAGGCTGCCGGCGGCAGCGGCGATGGTGGGCATGAACTGCGCCATGTCCCGCAGCTCGAACGCGCCCTGCTTGCCGGCGAACGCCAGCGCATCGAACGTGGCCTTCAGCTCGGTGGGTCGGATCTTCAGCGCGTTCTGCAGCTGGAAGCCGGTCTTCGTCACGTCCAGCAGGTCGGAGTTGGTGGCGGTCGCCACCTTGCCCAGGGACTCCATCGAGGCGACGGCATCCTTCAGCTCCAGTCCCTGGGCCACCAGGTCCTGGATGCCGGCCGCCAGCTTCTCCGGGGAGAGGTTGGTGAGGTTGCGGCCGCTCAGGCGCAGCAGCTCACCAGACAGCGCCTTGATCTCCCCCTGGCCGATGTTGGCGGTCTTGCCGATGTCGCTCAAGATGAGCTCGAAGCTGGCAGCCTGGCGGATGCTGGCGCCGAGGGCCACGCCGATGCCAGCCGCGCCCACGGCCGCCTGCTGCCAGAGGGCATTGTCGAACATGCCCTTGAAGCCCTTGCGGCCGGCGATCGCCGCGTCGTTCATCGTGCGGTTCACGTTCCGCCCGAACGACGACACCTGCATCTGAGCGGTGCGCAGGGATGCGCCGAGGCTGGCGGCGATCTTGCCGCCGATCTCGACCGTGATCTTCTGCGCGCCGCCGCCGATCATGAGCCCACTCTCTCCGCGATCTCATTGTCCGCCGACTGGGCGGATGCCAGCCAGGCCCAGAAGTCGTCCAGCTCCATGTCGAGGATCTCGGCCAGGCCCCAGCCGGTCGCCTTCGCCAGGATCACAACAGCCCGGCGAAGGGACTCCACTGCTACGACCTGGCCATCCTGAAAGCCACGATCTGGGCCTCCAGCTTGGCCCAGCTGTTGTCGTCGAGCTGCATGATCTCGTCGACCGTCACCTCGCAGAGGTTGGCCACGAGATGCACAGCCTGCTCGCCCTCGTTGGTTGAGGCTTTGGCGGCCTCGACGCGATCGCGCACCCTGGGCCGGCGCATCACGAGGAAGTCGACCTCGACGCCACCGATCATTTCGGGGAAGTCGAAGACCACCTTGGCGGTGCCCTCAGGACGCTTCGTGCTGCTCATGGATCAGACCCCGATTGCGGTGCGGATGGTGGCCAGCTGGTCCTGGCCGTTGATCCGGCGGATCATGTTCACCTTGTCGATCTCGATGAGCTCGCGTCCGCCGATGGTCAGCTTGTAGTACCGCAGTGCGTAGGTGAACGTGGGGCTGGACTGGTCGCCGGCCTTCCAGTCGCCCTTCTCCACCTGCTTCACGACGCCGGTCATGTTGAGCACGGCCGGCACAGCATCCTCGCCATCACGACGCATGGCGCCGCGTGCCGTCATCTGGGTGTTGGCCGACGCCAGACCGTAGAGGGCGATGATGTCGGGGTTGTACTCGAGAAGCTGGAAGGTGCCCTCCAGCTTCTCCATTCCCATGTCGAGCTCCACCGGGGCGTCCATGCCGCCGCCGCGGAACTCCTCCATTTTGGTGGTGAGGGTCGGCAGGGTGAGGGTGTCGACGGTGCCGGCCAGGCCCTGGCCATCGACGAACAGGCTGAAGTTTTTCAGTACGCGGGGGATCTGGGCCATTGGTCAGTCCTGAGTGGTGAGCGGTGAATGGATCAGGCGAACAGGTCGGTGATGTAGGTGTTCACCAGGTGGGAGCGGAAGGTGAGCCGCTCAGCCGGGAACGGCGCGGTGAAGTCGAAGTCGAAGAACACCTGGCCGTTGCTGATGCTCACGGGGGTGTTCAGCTCAGGGTCCACCCACACGTCGCCGCCGAGGATGGCGCCACGTGCCTTGAGGCTGCGCAGGTACTCGCGCACCGACTCCTGCACCTCTTCGAGGTAGGTGGCGGTGATGCAGCGGTCGACGGCCCAGAGGTGGCCGCGCAGGATCGACTCGTTGATCATGTCCGCCGTGCGCCGCACGGACAGGAAGGCGTACTTGGGATCGCTGGCCAGGGTGCGGTTGCCCCAGAGGCGGAAGCCCTGCTCGCGAATGATGGTGGCGACCTTCTGCTCGTTGAGCAGGTTGGCGCGGGAGCTGTAGTCGCTCAGGGCAAAGTCGATCGCGCGGGCCGTTCCCTCGATGCCGTTGATCTCGTTGTTCGAGGGGCTCCACCAGAAGCCGCGCTCGTTGTCGACCTTGTTGATCAGGCCGGCGACAGCGGAAGATGCGGGAATGCTGGAGCCATCGACGAGGACCCAGGGATCGACGACGAAGATGCGATCGGAGCCGAAGTCATCAGCGATCTGGATGGCAGCTGCGTCGGTGGTGTTGGGGCCGTCGGCGATGACCACCGCGCGCAGCCGCTGGGCGATGCCGACCATCTCGGCCAGCACTTCCGAGCGGACGGTGCCGCGTGTGACGGCGCCGGCCACCGCCTGCACGCCACCGGCCGGGGGTGCGCCGATCGTGATGGTGGGGTCGGTGGTGTAGCCCTTGCCTGGGTTGGTGATGGTGATGCTCACCACCTTGCCGTGGTTGCCACCGGTGCCCAGCACCGCCACGGCGGTAGCGCCGGAGCCGCCGCCGCCGGTGATGGTGACGGCCGGGGCGGTGGTGTAGCCAGAGCCCTGGGTCTGGACGGCGATCGACAGGATGCCGTTGCTGGTGCGCTGGTGAGTGAAGCCGGGGGCGATGAGGATGCGGGGGGCGAACCCGACGGCGTTCTCCGCCGCGAGGAAGGCGTGCACGCCCTCGTAGGCACCAGTGGCGTTGTCGATGCCGCCGCGCACGTTGTCGATGGTTTCGCCCTCGTTCGCGCCCTGCTCCACTCGGACCACGACGCAGACCGCACCGGCCTGGTCGTAGACCAGATCGAGCGCCGGCTGCAGCGTGCCGTCTTCACCCAGGCCTGCCATCTCGCCGCGGCGTGTGACCAGCACCGGGGCGTTGATCGGGAACTTCTCGGCGTCGGCATCAGGCGCGGTGCCAACGATGCCGATCACGCTGGAGCGCACGGTCTGGATGGGCCGGGCGCCAGTGTCGATCTGGAGCACCTCCACACCATGGAGGAAGGTAGTCGTCATGGGCGGAAGCCTCCTGTCTCGTTGATTCTAGGGGTGCAGACCTGGGGGCTCACTCCCAGGTGATGTTGACCGCGCCGGCGTCGAACTGGTCGGTGCCGTTGGCGGTGACGATGCGGAGGTAGTCGAGGGCGCCAGCCAGCTCGATGAAGCCCCCGGAGACGATCGCGCCAGCCGTGCCGCCCGTGACCATCTGGCCGGATGCGACCCAGGAATTGCCCCCAATGTTGTTGAAGGTGAGAGTGCCGAAGTGGCTGTAGCTGGCGGCGTTGCTGAAGATCGGGATGCCATTGCTGGAGTTCACCGGCACGACACCGCTGGCCCAGGAGAAGACGCTGTGGCCGGTGTAGCCCGACGTGGTGGGAGCGCCGCCGGTGCCGAGCTGCACGAGGATGTTGGCGGTGCCGTTGGTGGAGACGAACCAGAAGTGCAGCGTGACGCGGCGGGCCCAGGTGGGGATGCCGGTGAACTGATGTGAGACACCGCTGGTGACGCCCTGAACTGGGCCGAGACGGATCAGCGACTCGCCCATGTCGTTGCGACCGAGGCCGCCATCTTGCACATCGGCCCCAGTGAGTGAGCCGTCTTGAACGTTAGTTCCGGTGATGGTCGAGTCCGACACCATGGCGCCGGGAATCCTTTGCAGTGGCATGGGTCAGAGGGGAGATGTGTTCAGGCTAACCATTTCAGAGTTCAGCAGACGCAGACCAAATTGCGATATGGCTGTGAACGCCAGTATTGGTGGTTACTCCATTGCCAAACGCAAAGCCAAACACAGTGATATTGTCAGTCCCCCATGGGCCACTCCAACCAGCACCGGAGAAAGATCCGCCTATCACTGGCACCACTCGCTTCTCCGTCTTAAAGCTGACGTATTCGTATTTCGCAGCCGGCCATGCCGATGTGTAGTAATAGATAGAATTGTAAGATCCGATCTCGTAGTATCTTTCACACAGCGCACGCTCAAGCCCCGCCGGCCTGCGCTCAAACGGTGTGGCGGCTGTGCCAGGTTCGAGTTGCACAAGAGAGAATGTGCCACCACTGAGCCGAACAGTTGCATTGACGTTCCCAGTCAGCGTGACATTGCCACCGTTTGCGACCGTAACGCCGTTCACCGTCGCGGTTGCGGTGCCAGTCCAGCTCAACGTGTAAACGCCGCCGATAATCGACGCGCCCTCAATCACCTGCTCAACCCCGCCAGCCGGAGCAGTCACAGTGCGCACGCCAGCAGCGTCGCTGAATGTGATGCTCTGCCCAGTGCTGACAACACGCCAGCGATCTAACGTGTACTGGTTGGGGTCAGTGGTCGCAGTTCCACTCACATACCCACGCTGGTTGATGACCGGATTGCCATTGATGATCAGGTTCCGCATCCCGGCCAGCGGACCGCCGTTGATGCTGCTCACGATCGGAGCAATCCCCGCCGCAAGCGCTCGCGTCGACACTGCGCCAGTGCGCAGCTTCGGTTCCGTCACCGAGTCGTCAGCCGGCGCCCCCGCGCTGGCGACGCCCAGGGCCAGCACGCGCACCACCGTCCCGACCGGAACGCCCTCGCTCAGCGTCAGCTGAGTGCCGTCCTGGTTGAGGCTGTATTCGCTGGTCGGCTGCACCACCCCAGCCACCGTCACCAGCGCCGACGGCTTGTTGATCACCGGCGTCGAGAGCGTGAACACCGACTGGTTGGCGGTGGCGATGAACACCATCTCCGCCTGGGTCGAGCCCTGCACGTAGCGGGCATCGGCCTGGGCCCTGGTGTAGACATCCTCGAGGTCGGCCTTCAGCGCCAGCTGGTTGGTGATCGTCGCCGCGAAGTTGGGATCGTCGCCCATCGCGGCCGCCAACTCGTTCAGGGTGTCGAGCGCACCAGGCGCACCCTGGATGAGGTCGCCGATCAGCGCATCCACCTCAGTCCTGGTGTACCGGGCGAAGATGTCCGCGTCGATCGCAGCCAGCGCCGCACGCAGCCGGGCCACGTCATCGATCAGGTTGTTGCCGGCGTTGGGCAGCTGGTAGCTGCGGTTCGTTGTCCGATCGTCGATGGGCATGGGATCAGATCACCACAAGACGGAGCTGGCGGAGCTGCGGCCGGGCCGCGGCAGACCCGCTGAGCGTCAGACGCACCCGGGTGTTAGCGCCGCCAGCCGAGAAGTTGGCCACGGTGTGCACCTGCTCCGTCCAGCCGTCGCCCACGGCCGAGGAGCCGGTGAGCGCCACGGTCTGCCATGTGCCGGTGCCCGTCTCCACTTCCACCACCACACCCGAGCCGCCAGGCAGCAGGGCCTCGAACGTCACGCTCACGCGGGCGCCAGCAACGCATGGCACCGCACGCGAAACGTACGTGGCCGACTCCTGCAGGTTGCCCAGCAGGGCCTGCGTGCCGGCGAACAGGTAGGGGCTCTCGGTCGGCGTGCCGCGCAGCACCGCCGAGAGGGTGATGGGGAGGTTCACATCCTCGGCCAGGCTGATGCGGGCGTTCTCGGCCGCGCGCGCCTGCACGCCATCCGATCGCGTGAAGACGAACTCCACGTCGGTGGCGCTGCTCACACGCTCCACGCCGGCGAGAGCCACCAGGTCGGTGGTGTCCGCAGGAGCGACGAGGATTGTGCCGGTCGCGGGCGTTGCCGGGCTGCCAGACACGGGGAAGGTGAAGGTCGTCGGGTTGGTCACCGTGATCGTCGGCGTGCCGTTGTAGGCGGCTTGCGTCGCGCCGCTGATCACCACCTTCTGCCCCGTGACGAACCCATTCACCTGATCGCAGACGGCCGTCGCCGTGCCGCCCGATCGCGTCAGGCTGGTGATCGCCGCCGCCCGCACCGGCCCCAGATCCACCGTGCGGGTATTGCTGGTGAAGTTGGCGCCGTAGATCCTGAACGCCAGGTCCGCCTCCTGCACCGGTGTCCACGTGCTGGCGTTGCTCGACTTCAGCAGCGTTCCGATGGTGTACGGCTGGCTGGTGACGAACTGTTGCGCGGTGCTGTCGTACTTGCCCAGCTCGGCGATGCTCACCGCGTGCACCGCGTCATCCGTCAGCAGCACCATCGAATACTCAACCCCGGCCTGGAGGAACACCGGCCGGGTCAAGCTGATCTTGTTCCACGCCCCCACCGTGATAGCCGAGCCCAGCAGCACGCCCTCCGCCAGGGTGACGGAGTTGGGCAGGCCCAGCTCCGTCTCGCGGATCTCCAGGATCACGTTGTTGGCGGTGCTGCCGCGCGCGGCAAACCGCACATCGATGGCCGTCACGAACCGGCTCGTCTCCAGCCGGAACGTCTGCGCCAGGGGGTCGAAGATGCGCGTCTCGATCGTCCGCACCTGCCGCTGGGTCAGCGTGCGGATGACGCCCTCGCCGACGAAGCGAGCAGCGCCAAACGTGCCCTGGTTGCCCAGGAACGTCACCCGCTTGGTCCCGGCAGGGACGTTCGCGGGGATGGTGAAGGAGCCAGTGATCTGGCCTGCGCCGTTTGCGGTGAGGGGCATGCTCAGGGGGGGGTGACGTTGATCCCGTCGAACAGGACCTGGGTGAGAGTCTCGCCTGGGTCGAACCCAGACAGTGTGAAGTTGATCTGGATCTGCCGCAGGAACTCGGCCGGCCGCTCAGTCGTACTCAGCAGCTCCGTCCGCACGGTGCTGGTAGTGATCGCCACCGGGCGAGTGCCGGCGAACCGCCGGATGATCGTGCTGGTCAGATCCGATGTCCACACAGTGTCGGTGATCGTGAAGCGATCCACCGATGGCGTCAGCGTCACAGGTGCCGGGATCGGCTCGAAGGCCTGGAACGGGTTGATCGCACTGCTCCCCGTCACCCGCGTCTGCTCAAGGATCACCTCTTCAGTGAACGGCAGCAGCCAGTCCTGGGTGTTGTTGGTGACGGAGGCGTAGGCCGCTGCGCTGATCGGCAGCTGCATGGTGCCATCGACGATCGCAGCGGTCTGCGTGATGCCCTGGTCGCGCAGGTCATCATCGATGAACGGGTCGACGAACACCCCACGCTTGCTGCTGGGCTCGCGGCTGCTGATGTCGTTGCGCAGCCGCTCCACCGCCACCAGGTCGAACAGATCGAGCACCAGGGAGCGCACCCTCTCCAGCTGGTCGAACGGGATGGCGCGAATCCCGTC